CCTTGGTAACCCTGATACCCCTGATAGCCTTGGTAACCCTGATACCCCTGATAGCCTTGGTAACCTTGGTAACCCTGATACCCCTGATAGCCTTGGTAACCCTGATACCCCTGATAGCCTTGGTAACCCTGATAGCCTTGGTAACCCTGATAGCCTTGGTAACCCTGATAGCCTTGGTAACCCTGATAGCCTTGATAACCCTGATACCCTTGATATCCCTGATATCCCTGATACCCTTGATATCCCTGATATCCCTGATACCCTTGATATCCCTGATACCCTTGATATCCCTGATATCCCTGATACCCTTGATATCCCTGATAACCTTGGTAACCCTGATACCCTTGATATCCCTGATACCCTTGATATCCCTGATAACCTTGATATCCTTGATATCCTTGAGCACCCTGACGGCCTTGAGAACCTTGAGATCCCTGGGAACCAAAACCACCATCTAATGAAGATGCAATCCACTTACTAGAACTCCAAATAAGCGATTGACCAGTGGATGGAGTAGCAGTTACTTGAACATCCTGCAAACCACTTAAATTAGTTATACCACCTATTGATGGTAAATTTAAATAGTTAGTTGCGCTAACTGTAACAGCAGAGACGCTACCGGCATAAATGGAACTAGACTCCGCTAGCCTTACAGGCTTTCCAGTGTCACTGTTTATATGGACTATTACTGGATACGGATTATTCCTAGGGCCGATAGACATTACTTAATATCCTTATTATTCAGCGGACTTTGATTTTTTTGATTTTTTCTTTTTTGGTGGGGCTTCCTCTTCTTCTTCCTCGGATTTTTCCTCACCTTCTTCATCTCCACCCTCTTCCTCACCTTCTCCTTCCTCACCACCTACGAAGTCTGATACTGGTGCGGTTTCCTCTCCTTCACCTTCCATGTCTTCTTCAGGAGGCATTTCGCCTTCCATGCCTTCCATGCCTTCCATGCCTTCCTCACCTTCCATACCACCCTCTAATCCAAGATCTGATTTAAGATCTGAAATTAAAGTCTCTAGTTCTCTCATATTGTCAATTAACTCATCTTTATCAGTTAATTCAATATCATCACCATATTCATCACCTATTTGTGACTCATCACCACCTTCTGCGGCAGCTTCCTCATCTGATACTTCACCGGCAGCATCTTCAGCATCCATAGCTGGAACTTGATCACCGGACTCACCTTCCATTCCGGGCTCTTCGTCCATTCCAGCTAAATCACCACCATCTGATTCATACTCACCTTCACCATCTGGAACTTGTTGAGCCATAGCAGAAGGTTTATCCCCACCCATAGGAGGTTGCATACCAGCAGCGGGCGATCCACCCATTTGAGGCATACCGCCCATCGCACCACCGATTGCATCACCTATTCCGCCACCCATACCAGCTTGAATCATTTTTAAAACTTGACCAATCTTGCCAAGGTCATCGGCAACTTTATCAAAGTTCATATAATTCATTAAACTAGTTTCATTCAATATGGAAGTATATTCACATGCTTCAAATACTTCGTTTAAGAAGTTTGAAACATCAATAGCCTCTATACCGCCCTTACCTCTCAATGATTGAGAAAACTCCGATAAGACTTTTCTCATAATTGAATTTTTTGGACTTAGAATAGCTAAAGATTCAAATATCAATACTTGAGTCTTAACTAATGAATCAAAGGTTGGAGTTTCAGTAAGATTTTGAATGTTAATACCATACTTCTCATTTAAAACTTCAACAATGTAATCCTTAACAGGCTTCTTAAATTCAAATACCTTACTAACAAAATTCTTAATATCCTTTGATGGGACAGCCTGGGTATCGACAAGTAGATCTAAATTATTTTCAACCAAGCTAGTTATCTGCTTCTTAGTAGCCATAGCAAAGTAAGGAAGCTCAGTTACAATTTCTGCTACCAGTTGCATTACATTCTCGTCAGATTCATAAATGTAAGATGGTAACTTTTGGATCTTCTCATTTGAAATCCAAACTTTATCTAAGTATGATTTAGATTCAACAAACTCTTTAGCAATTAATTCTTGCTTGCAAAGGTGCTCATACAAAGTATTGTTTACAACACTTGGTATAGTGAACTCTTGCATTTCATTTAGTTCCTCATAACTTATTTTAGGTAAGTTAAAAGACTTTGAAATTACAGAAGATAACTTAATAGTATTGCGAATTTCAGGTATATTTATAAAATTGCTAGATTCTTTTAAAAGATTAATTAAATTATCTTTAATTTGAGTTAATCTTTCAAACTCAGGGCTAGAAGTTATCTTAAGACTTTCATCAAATCTTTCGCATTTATTTATTAAGCGGTCCTTAGTTCTTTCAAACTGGAGTCTAGTTTCCCACAGCCCTAGTATTGAATCAAAACTATTATTAGCTTTGCTAAGGTCATTTTCTAATAAATCAGCTAAAAAAGAATTAACTTTTTTATCAACTAATTTAGAATAAGCCTTTTTATTCTCAAATACTGTGGCATCTTCAATTTTAATTTCACTTATACTGGAACCTTTATTAGCATACCGCCCTTGGATTGCATACCCAGATTCAGTTAAATAAGTGACTAAATCGTCATTAACAGTAAATAATTCAACGTTCTCTCTCAGAGATCTTCCGAGATAATCTCCTAGTTTTACTAGGTTTAAAAAAGTTTTGTTTCTAGACTCAAATATGTTAGTTAACATAAAATATACCTTTATCAAAAGTATCTAGGGATTTTTAAATATTAAATTTTATTTAATTCCCTTTCTAAGGATAAATCTTCTACAATTTTAATAGCTTCCTGACTTAAACCCTCACTTAACATTAATTTTTTAAGTTCTTCGTAATTAATTTGTTCAGCTTGGGTAGGTGGAATATTCTCCGCTGGCTCTTGACCCCCTGCCGCTCCGGGCACTGGAGCGCCACCAGGAGCCGCTCCTGGCATTGGGGCACCCCCACCCATACTTGGGTCCATTCCGGGCATCATTCCTGGGGGAGGTGGTGGCTGCAATGGCATACCGGCACCTAGTGTTCCAAAGATAGGATCTTGTTGTTGCTCCTCCAGCTTCTTTCTAAACTCTTCAATTTCTGAATCGTTCATCTGATAATAAGTTCTATAAATATATTCTAATGGGAATATACTTAAGCCCTTAACAGCTTGAACAACTCTAGCCTTTTGTTCGTCAATATCCAACTGTCTCTTGGAAGACATGTCAGAGGGCTCAGGAAGCTCAATTTTCAACTTTGAGACGGCTAGAGGTGGAAACCCCTTAACCAAAAGATGTCTCTTTGCTATGGTCTCTAAACCGATTTGAATGCATTGTTGAACTCTTAAAATAACTCTAGCAAACTTAACGTCTAATTGACTTAAGTTAGCTTTACGCTCAGGTGATTGTTCTTTTTCAACAATATAATCTTTAGGTATCTTAAGAGTAGCTAATAGCTTATCTCTAAAATACTTAACGTCATCAACTTCACCAAGATTTTCTGCACCCTTCAGTGTATCAATCTTTGTTCCAGAGCTTTTACCATTTACTGCAACAAAGAAATCTTCATCTTGGCTAATAGGATTGAATCTTGCATCAATTTCTCCGGTATTACGATTGAAGTATCTTTCTTTCTTAAATCTATTTTTCTGTTGTTCAATATAGTGCTCTGCTTTAGACGAAGGTAGATTACCTGTATCAATATAGAATATTCTACGCTCAGGTGCGCGTGATAATCTATAAATTAACATGGCGTCTTCCATCATCTTTAAGCTCTTATAGACTGATCTAGCAGCGGCAGCTATAGATTTTCCATAAGGGTAGAATGTAGGATCAGAAGTAAATAATCTGAAGTGAACAATTTGATTCTTATCTAATGGTGTTACTATTCTTTGAGAAGTATTAGTTCCAATTTTACCGAATATAGTTGAATCAGTTTGCAAAGGTATTTCTTGTAAGAAGTCAGTTAAAATACCTAAATTGTTTTCAATTCTAAAGATATAGTTGGGATCTAGTATTTTAATCTTTTGAATACCTCTGGCGATATTCTCTATATCAACTACAAGTTCAATAAAGCAATCACCATACTTTACTGTATTTCTTACAATATCCCACAAGAAATGACTTAAAGTTAAATTTTCAAATAAAGATTCAACTTCTTCTTTAATTAAATCTTCATCGGTTACTATTTGCCATCTGGTCCCATCAAGGTTTAATTGAGTTGAATCATCAGCGTAAATATCAAAAGCTGCTGCAACCTCAGGATAATCGTCCATATCTTCATATTCTTGATATCGACGTTTACGTTCAAGTTCATCTTCATTAACAGGAACCGTTTGAGTTGCTTTAAATGGAGAAATACTTCCAAGTGGTGTTCTTCTTAATAAAGTATCACCTTCTAACGGATGTGGTTCGGGAGGTGATATAGATTGTGGTGGATTTACTCCACTAAGTTCAAAAGGGTTAGAGTCTGGTCTCCCAGATAAAAATTTAGCAAAAAACTTGCCAGTTCTACCTATTGGGTAATACCATGACCCAAACCAACTAGATATGCTACCTCTACTTGGTGAAAACTGAGTATAACCTTCATTTAACTTAATAGCCATTTAAGATCTTCTTCGTGAATAACCCCGTTGGGCGTTCTAAAAGTATATTTAGACTTAGTTACTGGTAAAATAAATTTATCATCATTAGGTCTATGCTGTATCATAGGTGTGCTGGCTTTTAATTCATTAAAACCATACACAGCAAACGCTAAAGCCATAATTAAATCGTCATGGCAATTAACATCCGCAGTATATCTACCCACTTCGTCGATAATAAAAGTTAATAATTCATCTATTGTGCGTTCAGAATTAATTTTAATTTTATTTAATCTTATTGCCTCATCTAATTGGACAAGCATTTGACGTTTATTTGCGTCTGCCACCTGGATTCCTGGCTCATGCCTATCGTCCATAAATAGATTTTCATACTGTTCAATCTCTTTAATTTGATAAATTAAGTTGTGTCCAATTAAATTACGTTCTGGGATAATATAAGCCGTATTATATTCTCTGGCTATTTGAACAATTATGTTTGCAAATTCATTAATTGGGGTGCGATCAGATTTAAATTCCGCAACCTGTTCTCCATTATAAAGATTAATTACTTGAGCTACTGATGAGTCAAGACCACGACCAATAGAAGTATCGACACCAATAATATAATCAAATCGAGGATCAGGTCCTTGCCAGACCCTGAACCTGTTGTTGTATTTCGTCGAAAAGTTATCATTGACCTGTTCTTTAAGTTGTTTGAGTATCTCACCATCTATGAATGTATCTCCTGTTCCGAGGAATTCTGCCTCGTATTCTTGAAGCCATTCTTTGTGGCTAATAGCTCCGCGTGTGGTAGTTTCCCACTTGTCGATATCAATTGGCGGATCTTGGGCTTTAAGTTTTTCATACATAAACTCGTAGCCAGCATGGCGGTGATATTGCGGATGGTCCTTCCAATTAATATCAATAGCATGAAAAGTATTTTCCCCACGCCTAGCTCCAACATATTGTTTATGGAACCAATTACCAACACCATTAACGGTAGATAATGCAATTACGGAACCACCTGTTGAAATTATGGGGAAAGCTGCCGCCCATATAGTATCTATGTTCTCAATGAATGCAGCTTCGTCTAAAATTAGTAAAGATCCAGCTACGGAACGTCCTGATTGCTTACTGGAGGACTTAGATTTAATCTCAGAACCGTTATCAAAC